TTGGTTGTCGTACTGCGTGAACATCGCTTGCAGCTTTTCTTTGGTGACGCCAAACTTTTCCATGATGGTTGAGATCATGACCTCAGCGGCATCGCCAAAATCTTTGTTGGACACTTTGGCCAAACCGCTTTTGCGCAAGAAGTCGGCACCCTGGGCCAGAAGCTCAAGGCCAGCTGGGATCATCAGTTGTGGGGGCAAAGTCTTGTTTGATTCCATGAACAGAATCAACATCAGACCGGCAATGCTTTTTCCCAACTTGTCGCCGATGGGGCCGTCGCCGGCGGTTAATTTATTCGTGATGAAATTGCGAGATTCCTTCGCGAACATCAGCTTCATGCCCGCGACCACCACTCGGTCGTACGCGCCTTGCAGTTCGGGTGGGATCTGCGTGTTTTGCTTGATCACTTCCGGCGACAGCGCGTCGGCCGAGTCGCCCTCGGGTTGGCCCATGCTGTCTTGAATAAGTCCTGTTGCCATGTCGTTCTCCTTATGCTGCGCGGGCACCAGCAATCAAGCCGGTGGGTTGGGGGACTGGAGCTTGCGGCTGCCAAACGGGAGCGACCCCAGCGTTTGGCCGCACCGACAGCTGCGGCGTATTTCCGGCGTAGCGCGTGGCCATGTTAGCGCGGCGGATCTTTTCTTTGTCGAGGGCGGCCTGGACTTCCAAAGCCTTGGCGCTTGAGTACCCGGTCTGAGCTTTCATCGCCTCGATCTCAGCGTCGGTCTTGCCGCTCAAATAGTCAGCGGCTCCACCAACGGCCTGGGCAGCGACGTTCACCGCGCCATAAGCCGCCATCGGGCTCTTCTAGGCAAACTTCATTGCCTTGGCCAAAATGCCGTCCTCGGCCCCAGGAGTCTGCATTCCCGGCACCTTAAACCCAGGAGCGCCACCGCCAGGCTTGAGGCCCATGTTGTCAACCGGGGCACCTGTTGGACCAACGCTGTAATCGACACCGCCTGGCGTGGCGGGGGTCACAGGAGCGGAGACTCCGGCTGTTGGGGTATTCGCGAGGGCGTCAGCTGCGGGTGCTGTCGTTGGCATTGCGGCGGAAGATGGCGGCGCGAGGCCTGGGCCGGGGCCAAGATCGGCAGTTTGGATTGCGGAGTTTGGCATCTCTCCGCCCACTTGAACCGCCGAGGAATCCGGGATCGGAGTCACCTGGACACCGTCGACTACGGGGGTCGCTGACTGAGACAAGGCCGCAGTGACTTCGCCAGCGCCGGCACCCGCCGCCCCCGCGCCGTACCCAAAGGTCTCGCCCAGGGTGCCCGTAGAAAACAGGCCCGCGCTTTCAGCCAGGCCCCCGATGCCGCCAGCCAGGCCCGCGATCATGCCAATCTTGGACAGGGTTTTGTTTCCGGTGACATTGCCGACCAGGCTGATCGCCGCACCGGCGAAGGCCAGGCCGGTCATCAAAGTCGCAGTGCCAGCCATAACCGCGCCGCCGAGCAAACCAGCAGTTAAACCAGCAGACTTTTTTCCTGTGCTGGTGGTTTTGCTTGTGGTGGTGCTTGTTGGTGTTTCGGTAGCGGTTACCGTTCCAGAGATCAGGTCGTTGACCTTGTCACGCAAGACAACGGTTTCCTGAGCCTTTGTAGCTGTCTCTGTAGCCGTTTTCTTTAGTTCATCAATGTTGATGTTGACGTTTGCGTTTACGTTGGCATTAACAGCGGCGTTAACGGCGGCATTGATGGCTGTGTTTGTGTCCACACCAGCGTTCACCGCCGCATTGACAGCCGCATTTACCGCTGTGTTTACGTTGGCATTGACGTTTGCATTTGCGTTAGCGTTCACATTTGCATTTGCATTGGCGTTCACAGAGGCGTTGATAGCCGCAGTCACCGATGTTGTGATCGCTGTATTTGCGTTTACGTTGCTGTTCAAAGCTGTCGTAACGGCTGAGTCAACCGCAGTTGTCACGGCAGTGTTTGCGTTCACGTTGCTTGCAACAGCAGTTGTGATGGCGGAAGTCACCGCAGAATTTACAGCAGTTGTGACGTCCGCATTGTTTGTGACCGCCGAGGTAATGGCAGTGCTGACAGCAGTATCAACAGCGGTTGTTACGTTTGTTTTGCTGGTAGCCGCCGCATTGATTGAGGAGGTCACTGAGCTATTGACAGCGGTGGCTACGCTTGTTCCGTTGTTTACCGCAGTGGTAATGGAAGAGTCAACAGCGGCGGTCACAGCAGTTGTTACGGCGGTGTTTACATTTGCACCAGCAGTCACAGCGGCGTTTACCGAAGAGGTAATGGCAGTTGATGTGCTGGTTCCTGCCGTGATTGAAGCGGTAACAGCCGCAGTAGTGGCAGAATTTGTAGCTGTGGTGACATTGGCGCCACTAGCCACCGCCGCTTGCACAGCAGATGTGACCGACGATGTTATATCTGCTCCAGCAGTCACAGCCGAAGTCACAGCAGAGTTGACCACCTGCGTGGCATTTGCACCACTAGAGATGGCAGATGTTACTGTGGAGTTAATTGCAACTGTTGAGCTTGCTCCCGCTGTGATGGCGGAATCAATAGACGCTGTAACGGTTTGAGACACATCTGCGCCACTTGTAACGGCGGAAGATACGGCTGTCGTGATGGACGCACTGGCATCAGCACCGTTGGTAATAGCTGAGGTGACAGTCGAACCAACAGCAATCTCAACACTAGAGCCGCTTGACAAAGACTGCTGAACAGAATTTGTAATCGCTGTGTTTACGCCTGCTTTGTCGCCAGCGGCAACAGCGGTGGAGATGTTGTTGTTGATCGTCTCGGTGGTTGCGATGTCAGTTGGTGAAGTGGCAACAGCCGTACCCTTGCCAACAGCGCCACCCAAAACGGTCTGTGTCAGGGCTTTGTTGACATCTAGATCTTGACCTAACACAGCGTTGACAGCAAGGGATGAGCCACCCTCTTGCCCAGCTTCTGTGAATGTTTCACCAACAATTTTAGAGCCTGCTTTACCAGCTACGTTGCCAATCTTTCCAACAACAACGTCAGCAACCTTGCCAAGCGTTAACTGAACAGCGGTTTCAGCAAGACCTGCGGCGGCGCCAGCTTTTCTTGCGTCTGACAAAGCGTCTGCGTGGCTCTTACCTGCCTTGATGGACTCGTCATAAGTTTCCAAGGCGGCGTTACCAGTCGTCTCAGCGACGTCCATGGCGCCAGTGGCAAGCAAGATGCCTTTAACGCTACCGCCCCCGAGGAATAGACCGGGCAACTCCTGACGCAACTCCACCTCTACTTGGCGACCCAAGCCGCTGTTGCCATCCATGATGCGACCAGCCAAGATGCCAAGCTTCTCCCAACCTTGTGCGTTTTGGATGAGAGACGTGGTTTCATTCCAGTTCTTGGTATCTACCACGCCGTTACCAATGCTCTGACCAAACTTGGTCAAGTCGTCTCCGCTCTTCACAAAAGCGTCAGCCAATGGCTTGTTGTCCGTGATTAAAGACAAACCACCCGCAACATTCTTCTGCATGTTGCCAGCGGCTTCATACGCTGTGCTCACACTGTTTGTGATGGGGCTGTTTGGGTTGTTCTTTAGATAATCTTGAGCCGCCTCACTGCTCAGCTTCATTTGATTCTGAATTGTGTTGGCAAGGTTGCTGAAGAAACCTGTTGACTCAATTTTCTTTGTGGCGGCGGCTTGTTGTTTAGTAAGCTCGTCTGCGGCAGTAGCTCGTGCGGCTGTATCGCTTTGTGCGGCAACAGTCTTAGACGCATCAGTTGATGTTGCCAAGTTTCTGGCGTTGATGGCATCAATGGATGACGTAGAAAGATCTGGGCGCTCAGAGGCTGTGGCAGTTGAATATTCCTTGCCCTGCCATGTAAATGTCTGCCCAGCACCCAAACCAGCCCTTGCTGTAGCAAAAGCCTCGTTGAACGTCTTGGCGTTTTTGATGTCGTCTAAAACCGCGCTCTTTTGTGTTTCATTAAGCGCTTGAGTTACAGCCGCATTTGACGTGCCCATAGTGTAGGTGTTGCCACCGTACGTGAAGGTCGTGCCAGAGGGGTTTCGAACCTTAGCCAAGGCGGCGGCTTCTTCTAACGTGTCAGCTTCTGTGTTGCCAATCACGGTATTGTTGCGTGCGGCATTAGCGGCTACAGCCGCATCTACACCCTCAAATTCGCCACCCTTTAGGTTGTTGGCTGTGTTTGTAGCAAGGGCATCAGCCTCTAGCTGTTTGATCGTGTTCTCAGCGTTGTTGTTGTCAAGCGTGTAGGTCTTGCCATCAAACGTAAACTTGTTGTAGCCACTGTTGGACGCAAACTCAGCGGCGGCGTTGAGATCCATAGCGCCAGAGGCGTCAATTGTTAATTGCTTGTCAAGCTCAGCAGTTACAGCGTCATTGATTGTTTTGTTGGCTTCAATGGCTGTAGCAACACTACCTGTTGCAGAAGCTTTGGCGGCGGCTGTTCCAGCAGTAAAGGCGGCATCAACCAAGTCACCCATAGATAAATCGCCACCGTTTTTAATAGTGGTTGCAACTACACTTCTTGTGAAATCTTGTTGCCCTTGCGATAAATCTTTAAAGCCAGCAATGTTATCTGTAATTTGCCCCACACCTACGTCAACAGCACCGCCAGCCAGCGATGTAATGATGTCAGCCTTGCCTTCGCTAGATACAAATTTGCCTACGCTCTTTCCAATCACGTTTGCGGCATCAACGCCTACAGAATTTACAAGGTCTGCGGAACCAGATATGTTCTGAGCAATCTCTCCACCAACGTATGTAAGCAAAGCGCCCTTGGCAATGTCTGTAACGCTTTTACCCATGGCGGCTTGTAGTGCGGCTACGCCTGCTGGGCCACCAAAGTAAGCGGCGGCGGCAGTTGCAATCTTTCCTAGCAACGGGCTATCTGCAAACAGTCTTACCAGATCATTGGATGAGGCGTATGTTGTGTAAAAAACAGGTGCGCCCTGTGAGAAGTCTACGCGGAATGCAGTATTACCACTTCCAGCGGTTGTTCCAGTCAGAATGTCGTCGCCTTGTTGGGCGGAAAAATTCCGTGCAATTGCTTCGCCAGTTTTTGTGTTGCCAAATGTTGTTCGCCCTGTGTCAACAACAAGTTTGCCGTCTACTGTTTTAAGTTTTGATGGGTCAACTGTGTTGTAGCCTTCATATCCATCATATTGACCATAAATAGATTCAAGTTTTGCGTCCTTTGGAACTTCAACAATAGTAGAAGTTTCATTACCTTCTTGATCATATTGACCTGAAGGTTTTACAGTATAAGAAATTGATTGACCAGTATTTTCATCTGTTCTTGTAAAAACACGTTGCCCGTTGTACGTCTTACCAATTTCTTGTACGTCCTCATAAACAGGAACCTTGCCAAGATCATAAATGTTGTCAATGCCAACCTTTAGAAGAGCAGACGCTATAGATGCGGCATTTGCCTCTGGAGAACCCCAACCTTGACCAGACCAATGTGCTGTAGTTCCTTGGTCAAGAATCTGGTTGGTTAATTTGACTAAGTTTGCATTCCCGACAACGGATTTGTCTAATGCGTTCCAGTTTTTTTCTTCTCTGCCATCCGCATAAAAAGCTCTGCCATCTGGCGTTAAAAACAAACCATTTTTTAAATCGATTGCGTTCTTAAAATTGTCGCTTGATTGGAAACTTACTTGAGAAGGTGACTGACGTCCCTCGTCTGCCCCAGAACTTTCATAGTGCGCTTGAGCATATTGCTCGGGCGTCATGCCGTTGCTGTTTGCGGCATACGCGGCGGCTACATCAGGGTTAGCTTTGAAGTATGCGTTTGAAACGGCTGTATCTGCGGCTTTTGTTGTGTCAGCGGCTGTTGTTGTATCAGCGGTTTTTGTGTCCGCTGTTGTGCCAGTTTGTTTGGCTTGGTAATCAGTTACGTACTTGGTGTATTTGTCATCAGGATTCTGAGCAATGTAATCTGCAACAGCGCCTTTAAATGTGGTTTGAAGATCCGACGCTTTAACAGTTCCATCCTTTACTGCGGCAACCCAGTTGTTAAATCCATCTGGATCAATTTCATTAGCGTTAGATCCTATGCCTGTACGACCAATGCTTGCATAAGCCTCACGAACCAATCGATCTGCATCAGCGTCAGATACAGCAGTTCCAGTTGTTGACCCAGTAACGGCTTGAGTAAGGGCGCCTGTTGAGGCTGATGTATCTGTTGCTGTATTAGCGGCCTGAGTTAATGCGCCTGTATTGGCTGTATTGGCTGTATTGTTTGCGGCTGTTGTCAGGGCGCCTGTTGTAGCGGTGTCATCTACAGTAGTTGCGGCAGTATTGGCCCCTGTTGTTGCTTGCGCTAATGCGCCAGCATTTCCACTAATAGCATTGGCGTATCTTGCGGCAACATCAGCCTCATTGATATTCAATGCACTTGCCAGTTGTGCAGGAGTGACGTTAGCGGCCTGCATGGTGGTCGCGATAAGTTTGTCATCAGCATTGGGGTTCTGATTGAACCAACCCAAAATGTCAGCATTCGAGACAGTAGGTGTGGTAGGCGCCGTTGCCGCCACTGTAGCCGCAACAGGAGCCGCAACTTGAGTAGTTTCGTTAGTTTTTGGGGCACTTATGCCCAAACGCTCCAAAACGTAATCGGGTAAGCCATAGTCTTCGTTGACTGAAGAATAGTTGCTAGGTAATGCCATATCAGTTCACCGCTGGGTTAACAGAGTTGACAAGAGCTTCAGCCCATTCTTGCCAGTCGTCATAGATGTAGGGGCCGGGGATGCCCTCGTTCGTAAACACATCAATCGCTTTCAAGCCTGCCGCCCACTCTTTCCAGTCCGTGTTCTCGTCTGGAATAGCCAACTGCTGTACAGCGTACAGCTCGCACATGAGGGACGCCCACGACACAAAGGTGTGATACCTTGGGTCGTAGACCTGAGAGACGTTGAGAATGTTTGCCATTATGGTCTCACATCGCCCACGTCTGCGTCGAGGATGACCTTACCAACTTGGTAGTCACCACCAGCCACGTTAGAGACAAACTTCAAACGAAGCTCACGACGTTGTTCACGAAGGTCAATCTTTCCTGTAGATGGCGAGAAGGTGTAGGGGCCAGTCGTCACGTCATTGGTCTGAGCAAACGACCTACCAGTCACGTACAGCTCCATTTCGCCATCTTGGACAAAGTCAGGTTCTACACGCTCCAAGTGAATCCACCTGTTCTCACCAACTGGGTTTGGCTGAGAAGGGCCACCAGAGACCCAACCTAAGTCATTTGTCTCGAAGTAGGACTCAATCGCTACTGAGAGGGCACCCACCACTTTGTCTGTGCCAATCTCGTTTTGGAACAAGGACACAAAGGTCATTAAAGAGCTAATGGTGATGGCAAAGGATGAGCCTCCGCCAAACGTGGCAGATAGAACATCACCGACAGTGTAATTCACGCCGTGACCGTTGATCACAACAGTAGTTACGACACCACCAGCCACGGTGATGTTGGCTGTAGCGCCAGTACCTGTGCCACCTGTGAGTGCTTGGTTGTTGTAGGTGCCGTTGGTGTAGCCAGAGCCTGCATTGGTCAACGTAAAGGCAAGAACACCTCCTGTGGCGTTTGCATTCCAATCAGCAGTAATTGGGTAGTGGAACACCTGAGAGAAGTAGCCAGCAGAACGCTGAGCACCAAGAGCCTCACCTGCGTCATACCATGTGTTCTCGCGGATGTTGTAGATGATCGCGTCTGTGCACTCTGTAGCAGTACCGCGAGGGTAGAACCACCAGATCTCGCCAAAACGAGGAACCTTAGACACCCAAACCTTCTCACGTGCGTCGTAGTTCAGGTTGTCAAAGAAGTAGTTCTGGTTCATCTGGTTTGGGATCTCTTTGACAACACCGTTGTAAAGCAAGAATCGGTCAACACCACACCAGTAGTAGATACCATCGTACTCAATCACTGACTGAGAAGACAGAATAGAAGACTGAGAAGAGATCAAGTCATAGCGCCAGTACTGGGGAGGTGTACCAGCACCACCGATGTACGACACGCGGATCAGTGAGTCAAGGCTCCAAAACAAGCCAGAAGGCGCGTTTGAACCACCACGCACTGGTAGCCCTTGGACAATCTTTCCAGTGGCTACAGAGACCTCATTTGCGTCTGCTGAGACCCAATCGTTTGTGTTGCCTGCTGAACTGTTCTTGATCAGACCGTTGTTGCCATACACAAACACGTAGGGGTGAAGCGTAACCACACCACCAGAGACTGAAATGTTGTTGTCAAACGTGAGCGTAGAAGCACCAGAAGTCGTGGCGGCGTTAGAGATCACCACATCCTGAATCTGACCCATCGTAAAGACCAATCCGTCTGTTGTTCCCGCTGTGGTAACAATTGCCGCACCACCAGAAGACGCAGACAAAGTGAAAGTTGTCGAGTAGTTGGTCGCGATGATGAAGTACGTCACACCAGATGTGATGCCAGTCGCTGTACCTGTCGAAGTTCCAGACACAGCAACGGTCTGACCAATGTACAAACCAGTGGTAGCTGTGCAAGAGCACTGACCAGCAATACCAGTCACAGCCACTGCGTTCAACACTGGAACCCGAAGATTCGTGGAAACAACAGTCGTACTAGATGGGACGCCTGTGCCTGTAACTGTTTGACCAGCGCCAATCAAAAGGTCTTGGGTTGACAGGTACATTGTCGTAGTGGCGTTCAAGTACACAGTGTCTGTGAACACGCCAAGGGCTGACATCGAAGTGCCAGTGATGTCGCCACCCAAGACAGGGGTGTTGACGTTGTTGTCGATGAGGGTGAGGTTCTGACCGGGGTGCGCCAGCAACAAGTTATCACCAGAGCCACTGACGTCATAGAACGTATCAAACTGCCACAGGTTATTTGCATTCGCTGTGAAGTTCGACAGCGTCATGTCCGTGATACCAGAGCCTACGCCACTGTTGTTGATCGGGAGCAGTTGCATACCACCAGAGTAGCCACTGAAGACGTTGTTGAAGTTCTGCTGTGGATTGAGGTACATGCCACGAGAAGGGCCAGCCAAATCGTCCACGATCTCGCGGTATCCACCAATCTTGCGAGGGCGACCACGCTGGAAGCGAACCCAGCGACCATCGTTGTAGTACTCTTTGTCGAAGACTGTGCCGTCGCGCTGGATGCCGGGCTTCGTGTCGAGGGCAAAAACCTTTTTGGTCATGTGAACGTGCCCCCAGCAATTCCAGTGGTAAACGTGCCAGAGCCAGTCACCGTGACCCCAGACGCAGTTACACCAACGCGCTTTGTGCCAAGCACAGAGATGCCAAGCTCACCAGCCGCAGGTCGATATAGACCTGTGCCAGTCTCAGCGGCAAAGTTCAGGGATGGCGTGCCAACAGTGCCATCCAAAAGGCTCACAGTAGAGGCGCCAGCCTGCGTGGTGTTGGCGTTGAGGAAGTTGGTTCCGTCGCAAATGAGGGTGGCTTGTTGCCCCGGGGGGATTGTCGCCGTGTACCCCAACCCTGTTGTAACCGTAAGGCTAAAACCGTTGTCCGTTGTTTGGTTTGAAATGACGTACAAGTTCACAATAGGAGGGAACGTCACAACCACGTTGCTGGTCAAGTTACCAACGTACTCTTGGATGTTGTTTGCCGCTTCATTGTTCGTCAGAAGAACATCTCCGCCTGTCACGCTCTTTGTAAGAGCAGTAAACGCAAACTGGCTACTGACACCATACCCCACGGTCACATAAGCCGTACCTGTACATACAATAAATGCTGACTCAGTTGGGTTAAACGTCTTAGTCGAGTTACCATCTATAAGCTCAGCACCAGTGCAAGAAATCGTAAACGATCCTGTACCGTTGTTCTTAAAAAGCGTGAACCAGTTGTTTCCAAGGCTAGCCGCGGCTGGGAGCGTTGCCGTACCTGAACCACCTGCCCACACACGAGTCTGAGCTCGATCTGCAACGGCAAAGGTAGTTCCTGTGGTAATCGATGAAGAAGGGTGGCTTTGATTGAGCGTAGCACCACTGGCAACCAATCCGTAGCCTGCAAGCGTAGCCGCATCAGCTCCAGAAGAGCCAGCACCAAAAGCAATCACACCCCAAGTACCCTGAGCGTTTGCGTTGGTGGTGATGTAGATGTACTTGGACTCACCAGCGGCTACAGACACAATTGTGTTTGTTCCAGCGTAGTCCTTAACAGTAAAGGTGTTTGCACCAATGTTGCGAATCAGCGCGTCATTACCAACCGAAGTTTGGTTAGCAGGCGGCATCAACAGGCTCAAACCAGCCGTGGTAGCAGTTACCTGCATGATTCGAGCGGCAAAGTCAGTGTTTGTCGTGCTGTTGCTGGGCCAGTTTAACTGCGTGTTAGCAGACAGCGTCACCGCACGGAAACTTACGTCCGTTGGCTGGATTACGTCACCAGTGAAGGGGCTTACGTAGCTCATGAGTCTGCCGCAATCGCTTGACGATCAGCAATACGCAATTTGTCCTCAGCCGTCAACGTATCCATGATCAGTTTGTATTGACTCTGCCACATAGGAATGCGGTCGTCATTCTTGAGGAACGGCATAGCCTGAAGCAAGGAACCATAAAGCAACGCTTGAGGTGCGTAGATGGTAAACCAATTAGTTTGATTGGAGCTGTCCAAAGGCTGTACACGCTCGTAGTACAAGACCTCAAAAGCATACGCTACGTCAG